CGGTCAAGAAAAAGAGCACTGGACGCATCGACGGCATCGTGGCCTGCATCTTCGCGCTCGGCGGATGGGAAGCAAACAGCGTCACGAACTCCGCGTCGAACCCTGAAATCTTCTTCATATGATCGCCCAAACCGACAACCGCATCCTCTGGCTCCCCGGCGAATCCCGCATGTGGGATGACGAGCCATCGAGCCGGTCGAGTGCTGGCGTGCGGATTGACGAGAGCAATGCCCACCAAGTCGCGGAGGTGTTCGCCTGCCTGCGGGTGATCGCCGAGACGGTGGCGGGTTTGCCGCTGCATGTGCTGGAGCGGACGGCTGGGGGCGGGAAGCGGATCGCCCGCGAACTGCCGCTCTACCGGCAACTGCACAGCCAGCCGAACGGATGGCAGACCAGCTTTGAGTGGCGCGAGCAGGCGGTGTTTCATATCGGCTTGTGGGGCGACGCCTTCGATGAACTGAAGGCGGGGCAGATCGTGCCGCTGCATCCGAGCCGGATGAAGGTGGAGCGGATCGAGAACGGGAAGCTGCGGTACAAGTACCGAGAAGATAAGGGCACGGAGACGCCGTATTCCGAGGATGCGATCCTCCAGATTCGCGGCCCGTCTGATGACGGCGTGAACGGGATGAGCGTCGTCGCGGAGTGCAAGGACGCCATCGCACTAGCCCGGGCTTGCGAGTTGCACGGGGCACGCTTCTTTGCGGCCGGTGCCCGCCCCGGGTTTGTACTCTCGACCGAAGGGCAACTGAACGCGGAGGCCCGCGAGGCGTTGCGGTCGCAGTGGGACCGGCGGCATGGTGGAGTGGGAAATTCCCACAACACGGCGGTGCTGACCGGCGGGCTCAAGCCCTACGACATTCCGCAGTCGAGCAATACCGACAGCCAGTTCATCGAGCTTCGCCGCTACCAGCTTGAGGAGATCGCCCGGCTGTTCCGCGTACCTGGGCACCTGCTTGGCATCGGCCCCGCGACGCCCGAGGCCGACATCGCGTTCGTGACCCACTGCATCATGCCGTGGCTGCGTCGGTTTGAATCGGCGTTCATGCGTGACTTGATCGCAGACGATGACCGCTATCTGGTCGAGTTCGATGTGCGTGGGCTGCTGCGTGGCGATGCCGCCAGCCGGTCGGCGTACTACCGTGCCATGTGGGACATCGGCGTCGTTTCGACGAACGACATTCGCAACTACGAAAACCTCGACCCGGTCGAGGGCGGCGACGTTCGCTACCGCCCGCTGAACATGGGCACGCTGGGCGAGCAGCCGAGCGAGGGCGACGTGCTGGCTCAGCAGCAGCCGGGCAGCGAGATTGACGGGCAGGCGGTCGAGGGCGGGCTTGCCGCTGCGGCTGGCGAGCCGGTGGTGCCTGCGACGCCGGGCGAGCCTGCCGAGCCCGAGGCTCCGCAAGTCGCGGACGTGTCGCTGAACGGTGCCCAGATCACGGGGCTCATTGCGATCATTCAGTCGGTTGTCGATGGGCTGGTGAGTCGCGAGGGTGCGGCGGCGATGGTGGCTGCGGCGTTCCCGAGTATGAACACTGCACAGATTGCGGCGATTCTTGCCGGGGTGGTGGAGCGTCAGCCCGCACCAGCAGCGGTCGATGCGCAGCCGCCGCAAACCGAGCCGATGCCCACTGCCCCGGCGGGTCGCTCGCTTGACGTTGCCGAAGGCATGTGGGTCGCGTTGCCCGATGGGCGCGTGGGTCGCGTCGATCATGTGATGACCGAAGGCACGCTGAATCTGGGCGACGTGGAGATGCCCGCGACGCCCGACGATCCTGCCGCCCTCGTGAGCGTGTGGGACGAGAACGAATTTGACGAGCCGGTGGCGGTCAAGGTGGCCGACCTCCAGGTGACAGAGCAGCCGGAGGCGGCGCGGGCGTACAAGGACAAGCCGAAGCGGAAGCCGAGGAAGCGGAAGGAATGACAACGATGAACATCGAACGACGCAGTCTGGCGATTGACGAGGTGGAGTCGGCGGTGCCGCTCCTGGCGGTCGAGAGCCGCAGTGCCGAGGACGGCAGTGAGCGGGAGTACATCGTCGGCTACGCGGCGAAGTTCGGCGTGAACTCGCTCGACCTGGGCGACTTCATCGAGCGGATCGACCCGCGTGCGTTCGGCATCGTCTCCGAGCGACGTGGCCGCAAGAAGTCGCTTGAGACTCGGGCTCTTTGGAATCACGACGCAAACTTCCCGCTGGCCCGCTATCCCGGCACGCTGAAGCTGACGGTGGACGAAGTGGGTTTGCGGTATGAGTTCCCCGTGCCTGACACCAGCTACGGGCGGGATCTTGCCGCCAACATCAGGGCAAAGATCGTGCGCGGATCGTCTTTCAGTTTCACCGTCCCGAGCGGCGGCGACTCGTGGGCTGTTGAGGACGGCCGTAGCATCAGAACCATCCAGCGGGTCGATTCTCTTCTGGATGTTTCTCCAACTACGTTCCCGGCGTACCCCGACACCGACGTGACCGTGGCTCAGCGGTCGTTCGACCACTTTCGCAAGGAACGGCGTCGGCACGACGAGGCCCGCGAATACGCCGCGAATCGTGCGGCTTTCTACCGTGACGTACTGAGGTCGCATGGCCGCTAAGTCAGGCGATTCTTGTCCGATCTGCAAGAGCGGCAAGTTGCTCGTGGCGTCGAGCCAGCGTTCGGGCGAATACCAGATCCGGTATCTCCGCTGCCGGTGCGGCAACACCGACAAGCACATCATCCCGGCGGCTGAGATTCGCCGCGTGAAGGCGGGCTGAGTTCTTTACTGCCCGCAGTCTTGTATCTGCATGGGTGCCCCCCACGGCTTCTAGGTTCGACCGTAGGCGATGCGACCGCGTCGCCACGAATCGCACTAGGAGATTCCGCCGTGGACAAGATCAAGGCTTTGCTGGACGAACTGGCCGCTGTCGTCGCTGAGATGGAAGCGATGAGCGAGGACGCCCCCGAGGGCGATGCCCCCGCCGAGCCCATGACCGAGGAGCAAGAGGCGTCGCTCCGGTCGCTCGAAGCCAAGGCCGACAAGCTCCGCGAGCGGATCGAGTTCTTGCAGCGTGTCCAGGCCAAGGAGGCCGAGCTGCGTGCCGTGCTGGAGCGGTCGGCTCCCGCGAAGGTGATCGAGACCCCCGAGGCGAAGGAGCCTGCCGTGGAAAAGCGTGAGTATGCCGTTCCGAAGTCGCACGGCCCCCTGAAGGCGTTCCGCTCCAGCGAAGCTGCCTACCGCGCTGGCATGCACATCAAGGGCTACGTGTTCGGCGATGCCGAAGCCCGGCGGTGGTGCAAGGATCACAACGTCGAGAGCCGCGCCCAGGCCGGTGGCATCAACAGCCTCGGCGGCGTGCTGACCAGCCCCGAGTTGTCCAGCGAGATCATCCGGCTCGTGGAGGAGTTCGGCGTGTTCCCGCAGCAGGCCAAGCGGGTCAACATGTCCAGCGACACACTCGTCTACGCCCGTCGGACGGGTGGCCTCACCGCTCGACCGGTTGGCGAGAATGTCGAGGTTGCCGCCAGCGACGTGACGTTCGACAACGTCGAACTGACCGCGAAGATTTGGGGCGTGGCGAACCGCACCCCGAACTCGCTGCTGGAAGACTCCGTGATTGACCTTGCAGATGCGATGGCAGTCGAGACGGCTCAGGCATTCAGCGAAGCCTTCGACAATGCGGGCTTCATCGGTGACGGCACGCTGGCTTACCACGGCGTGACGGGCGTGGCGACGAAGATCCTTCAGTCGGCCTACTCGGCGTCGGTCGTGACTGCCACGAGCAACACGACCTTCGGTGACCTGACGATGAAGAACTTCACCGATCTTCTCGCCCGGCTTCCGATGTACGCCCGCAACCGGAACGCCCGGTGGTACATCTCCCCGGCTGGCTGGGGTTCGGCGATGCTTCGGCTCGCCATGCTCCCCGGCGGCTCGTCCAACGCGGGCGGCAACACGGGAGACAATGTGGCGGCTGGCTTCGGCGAGACGTTCCTGGGCTACCCTGTGACCTTGGTGCAGCCGATGGAGTCCCGCCTCACCGGCACGACCGGCGGCGTGGCATGCCTGTTCGGCGACCTGTCGCAGGCGGCCATCTTCGGCGAGCGTCGGGCCATCTCGATCAAGACCGCCAGCGAGCGGTACATCGAGTTCGACCAGACCCTCACCTTCGCCACCACGCGGAATGCGATGGTCGTGAACGACATCGGCAGCACGACCAAGGCTGGCCCGATTGTTGCCCTCCGGTTCGGCTGATTCTGACACCTTCCTAGGAGTTTCTTGATCCATGAACCATGTAGCTGCTAGCAAGTCCGTCAGCAAGGCCGAGACCTCGGTTGCCCTGAACGCGACTCATTCGGTTGAGATCGACACGCTCGGATTTGAGCATGCCTCGATTGACGTGCTGTTCAGCCCGTTCACCTCGGCCAGCGGTCCCACGACCGCTGCCACGGTGCTGCGGGTTGCCCAGAGCGACACGAGCGGTTCGGGCCAGACCAACATCAGCGGCTTCGTCGCTGGCACTGACTTCACGGTCGCTGCCGGTTCGACGGCCACCGCTGGCGTTGGCTATGCCCATCGGTTCGACATCGACCTTCGCGGCAAGCGTCGGTATCTCACGGTGTACGCGACCCCGGCTTCGACGTGCGGCGTCATCACGACCGCCCGCTTGAGCAAGGGTGAGGCTGGCCCTGTGTCGGCTTCCGACAAGGGCGTGAACACCCAAGCGGTTGGCTGAGTCGCTTGACACGACAGGCACAGTGAGCGGCGGGGAAGGCGCGAGCCTCCCCGCCGTTTTCTGTTTTGGAGTCACTCATGCTTGTGCAAGTCGGCGGCTCGTCGGTCGAGGTGCGGTGCGAGGCGATCCTGAGTGGGCCACGCTTCGGGCCGCTAATCAACGTGTTCGGGTTCATCGAGGCGATGATGCCGCTGCATATCCGCCCGACGCTCGGGCAAGGTGCGTTTTG